TTACAGCAGCGTCTTGTTTCTGGAATGTTACGCCGTTTCATTGTTACTCACCTCCTTGTGTATTTCTAAATTTTAAGCCGAAATCATTCAAAATCATACTTAAGAAATAACTTGTCCCGGCGGATAACCATCCCAAAAGTAAACCATTCATTAAATTGTAATCATAGGTAAATAGTTCTGTAAAACAATTGATACTCCACAAAAACAGTCCTACCCAGAAACCCAAACAAAGTGGGCAATGAAATAGCTCTCCAAGTTTGCCAGTCGACGGTCTTATCGAATCAAAAATAGATCCGTAAACTAACATGTATGTGAGACCATACGCACATAAAACAAAATAAATTAATTCCACTCTTCGCCTATATTCTATAAATGTTGCTTAAGCCCCAGCGCACGAATCGAGGAGGCAAAGAGCCTTTAGTTTCGTCATGATACTCTTCTGGATCAAAGTTAGTATGTTCATCTGGTTCTGGATCTAATAATTGGTCTTCCATTTCCTTTTCGAATTCTTTCATGTTGTCGTAGAAAGGTTGTTCCTCATCAACAAAAATTGAAATTGCATATAAAACAAACTGTATTTTGTCACCGCTATCTGCTTCAGGTATTTGAGCTTCCATCGACATAAAAAGATTGCCAGATTGAATGGTGTTATAATCGATCACGCCTCTTTGGGTCAAATGTTTAAAAAGTCTGTTTTGTGCATCATAAACTTCATCATCCATCTGATCTTTGGGCAACGCAACAACTTTATTCGTTGCTGCTAAAATAAAAATATCAAGTTCCGGATGGTCACGAATAATAATATTACCATCAATTGTTTTTCTAGCGTTTAAAAGTATTTTTTCCACAACGCGGTTATCGATAGTTATTTTTAGTTCTAAAGCCATTATTGATTAATCTCTTTTACTAACGATTGAATTTGCATAACTTCTGTTATCAATGTTCTGTCTAACGAACGCTCACTATACTTATCGACTCGATCAATAATTTTTTGTAATTTTTCTGATAACAAGGAGGTGTTTTTACCAACCTTTTTATTAAGGAGGTTTTTAAGTCGATCAATTTCTTCATAAAAATACATTTTAAATTCCAAACCATCATCATTATAGGAAGTTATATATTTCTCTAATAATTTTTTTTGCTCATGCTCAAGCAATTGGTCATATCCTTCATTAAACTTTTTAACAAAAGTTTTTACAGCCAAATTATTAATATTTGGAAACGGCTTTTTTTCAGAATCTTGTTGTGCTAACATATTAATTAATTTTTTCTCAACTAAAATTTGTTTTTTGGGAGGGAGCGTTTTATTTAAAGTTTGATTAATGGTTGCTAATTTTTTATAATTTGAAACAAAGTTGTCCCAAGCAGAAAATCCAATATTTTTATTAATTTCATTAATCAAATTAGTTTGCTGGCTAAATATCTTTTTTCTGTCTAACAATCCAAATTGACTCTTGGCTTCCTTGATTAATTTAACCTTCATATCACTATCTAAATCAGAAGTTTTTTCAAATGACTTATAAATATCTAAATCCTTTCTTAGCAGAGTTTCTTTAGAAAAATGCTTCTTCAACAAATTAATTAATTTATTTTTTTTGTTACCATCATTAGACATTGAAGCCTTAGAATATTCTACAATAAGCACTTCATAAATAAATGCAGTGTTTCTTTTTTTATTATGTCTGAACTTCATTTTCTGACTTCTCCAAAGATTCTATTAGCTTTTTAATTTCATTGTTATCTTGAAATAGTTTTTCTTCTTCCTGTTCATAATAATTAGGATCTAATCCTTCTGAATATCTGTTTAAACGTTCAAATTCTCTTTTGCCAGGAAAAACGCTGCGAGGTCCCATGCCAGCTTGTCCCAAGAAAGCCAGCCTTCTACCCGTCCTACGATCGCCACCTGTATATTTTGATGGAGTATACCACCCGTTAGACGCGTGGGTAGTAGTTTGAGGGCGCCCTTGAGAATCACGTTTGGCTGGGGGTATTTCAGGCCCAGGGACTTCAGGCCCTGGTGCTTCTGGTATGTTTGCTTCAGGCCCTGGGGCGGCCAGTAACGGGCCAGCTTCTTCGGGCTCTTCTACAGCTTCTTCCGCTCCCGCGGTGTCTTCCATGCCCTCCATACCACCGCCTGCTCCCATATCTTCTCCTCCACCTAAAGCACCGCCGGCTGCGCCGCCTTCGGCAGCTGCAGCTTCTCCGACTTGTTCAAGCGCGAAGTCATGCTTCCTATCGTAGAACATTTCAGTCTGCATTCTAGCAAATTCTTCTTCACTAACACCCAATATGTGTTTAGATACCCACCGTCGACTAAAATAGCCAGCGGAGGCTCCGTCGGCAGCTTCAAATCTAGCTTTCCAGTGCTCTAATTCTTGTAATTCTGCTAGTTTAGAAGGATTATTTAACATTATTTTAAATGATAATAAATCATTACCTCTGTAGCCAAGAGTAAAAAGATGTATAACAGCTATTTTTTCTAATTCTGAGGTAATAGACCTCTGTAGCCTCTGTATTGTTCGAGCAAATCTAATATCTTTTTGAGCTAACGTGGCTTTATCTTCTTCAGCTCCTTCTCCTCGGGATAGGTAGGACATTGGGATCTTCAATGCGCTAAACAATTTATCTCTCAGATATTTTACATCATCGATATCTCCTGTATATTTGCCACCACCAATAGTCGTAATATCGGTACCAGAAGCTGCGCCGCGGACTGGAATATAATAATCCTCTTCTATACTTAAGGGATTATATCTTAAATCAACTCGTCCTGTATTAACATCAAGAATCTGATTTCTTTTCATTTGTGTCATCACACGTTGCATATATTGTTCAACGTCTTCTGGTGGTATGTTACCAACATCAATTTTAAAAACCCTACGCTCAGGTGAACGAACAATTCTATAAGCCATAACTGCGTCTTCTAAAAGAGTCAGCTGACGCCAAATACGGCGAGCGGGTTCCAATATGGAAGTACCATAAGGGGCAAATTTATCATTTCCCAAAATTCTCAAATGGCCTACCTGCCAGTTTTCTAAAGTTATGCCAGCGGAATTCCATTGATACTGTATATAATTTGGGTTGCCCTCATCTTCTCCCTCTAATCTTTCTATTTCATTTGCCGGCAAACCTATGACATTTTTTATGCCCTCGTCCTGTTCGATATCCAAATATAAAAAGTAATCGCCATATTTGATCATTGAGCGGCACCAACCATATAAATTAAACTCCACATTTAAAATACTATACATTAGTGTTTCCAAAACAGATTTAATTTCTTGGTTGCTGCATTGAATATTCAATATTGTTCTGAAAACAGAAGAAGTTGTCATTTCATCAGCAAAGATGTCTAAAGCAGATGCAATTTCAGGGGTATATTCCATCTGATCAAAGTCAACATATCTATCCATACGATTTTGATTAGTGTAATAATCAGATTGTAATGCGCTGTAAACTTCGCCATATCTAGATGTTTTAAATTCTTGCCCAGACGCAGACCTAAATCTAGATTTATACTTATCTAAGTATCTTCTTTTTAATTGTCTTGTATCTTGTCTTCTATACTTAACCAGCGGCCCAGATAAAAGCTTTGTCAGCTGTCTGAAAAGAGGACTAGCTGGATTTCTAACATTTTTTTTGTTTATAGGCCTAGCCATGTATTATCCTTTAAGCAACCATAAAAAGTCTTTATGTTGTTCTAATTGTGCTTCCAACTTATTTTCTCTCTTCAGCTTTTCATATCCTATCATACCAGGTATTGATGTGTTCAACATTTTATTTGTTGTTGCCATCGAGGAAAGGAAGGCTCTATGATAATCAGCCACTCTCTGATTTGTTGTGTACACTGTATCTCTGATCCAACACGCGATAGAACAAGCTATAATTAAATCATCATTGTGTTTTTTCATAGCTTGTGCTCTTCCATTATGCCAAATAAATGTTTTCATCTCGTTAAATAACCGTCTAGACTTTATGTTAATTAGTTTATTTCTTATAAACTCTTCAAATTTAGCAACAATCAGAGGCCTAGTTTTCATAGTTGTAGTAAACCCAGGAACAACACCAGAGGTTTCCGCCAGATAAGAATCAACTTGTTCATGGGTAGATTTTCTAGAATAATAAATATTTGGATAACCAGCTTCTTCAAGCTTGTTCAATACAGACCAGCCAACAGAATTGTTTTCTACAACTATTAAACAACTTCCGTATTCTATGCCAGTTTGAAATAAAATATTTGAAAATAAATCAATCGCGGCCTTACCTTGATATTCGGCGACTATTTCGTTAGTTTCAATTTTAAAAATTAAAAAAGTAGAATAATCTTGTCCGTCACCCCTGGCAACATCTGCAGTCATAAAATACGTATTTTCAGGACTGTATTCTTCCCAGATCCACAAGTTCCTATCAAAGCCAGTTTTATATTTTGGATCACATATGTTAGCTTGAAGTACTTCCATATCTTCCGGATGGAAAACAGTTTCTCCAGACATATTAAAATTACATTCTAACTCTTGTGCGATCTGTCTACGAGACATATTCTTAGTTTCTTTTTC